ATAATGAGGAGGATATCATTATGAAGAGTAAGGAAACATTAAAAACGGACCAGATTAAAATCGTATTAAGTTATGATGAAAAGATTGAATTGATTAGAAATGCTAAAATGAATGGTATGAGTGTAAGTGAATTGGTAAGAGATTATTGTATTAAGAATTTTAGAAATAGACATCACATTGATGCAGAAACTTTATGTAAGATTACGAACATTGCTAACATGGCTAAAGATGTATTAGATAAAACTGGGGATGAAGATTTGAAAGAATGGTTTAGAAAAGAGGTGGATGAATTATGGTCGTACTTAAAGTAATCCAGAATAGTAATGGTGGATTGAAATACTTAGAGAACTGCATTAGATATTTAAAACATGATAAAGATGATGTGAGTATTAATTTGAAAACTGGTGAAAAGACATATGGAATACGCGAAGACTTTGTAATGATGCATGGAATTAACGTATCCTATGATACCTGGGAACAGTGTTATTCACAGATGCTGGTGATGAAACGACATTATGAAAAAGAAGACTATAATCCCGTGATACATTGTGTTGTATGCTTTGATAAAAGTATGGGTTGTGAAGAATGTAAACGATATTGTTTAATGTTGGAACGTTGTTTGGGGAATGAATACCAATTGGTGTGGGGATTACATCGACGGAATACGCGTGTAATGATCTCATCATCAAAATGGGAACGATGTGAAACTTACCATGTTCATATTATCATGAATTCTGTGAATTTAAAAACAAAACGAATGGAATGGGTGAATAAAAGCTTTGTTCATAAAGTATTAAACTATGTGAATTTGATATGTGATTCGTATGTGGAATCATATCTTGAATATCCCGATAATGGTAAAGTATGGCGGGTTTGTTCGGCAATGAATCATGATAAAAAATAATAATGGGATGGGGACGCGTGATGCGTCCCCATGTATGATATAATGATATGATATGAATGGTTATTTATTGGATGATGGGTTGATGACGGGGATACGTTCACGGGGTGTAAATTCATCAATGGATTGTTGGTTATGGGATAACGGTCCTTTGAAATGGGGTTTGACAAAATACCGCTTGCCGGACTTGGATGTTGACCAATGACCCGCAACATGCCACAACATCGTTTTACGTGTATATGATGAATGGGATTGTTGTTGTGTGTTGTTGGTGATATCGGTTTTGAATTGATCGGTATTGATTTGGATACGACGGACATATTTGATGGGTTGCTTCTTATTATTATTGGATGATGGGGGATTGATTAATTTGGTACGTTGTGTGTTTGTGAAAGATACTTTGAACACGGGGTTGAGCAATGCCAAATTGATTCCGTGGAATACCAAATAGAATCTTTCCAAATAAGACCCTTCAATCTTGACTGCTTGCATGGGTGTGTGGACATTCGGGTATGCTTCTTTGGCAATAACACCATGCAACAAATCAATTGCCGCTTGGTATTCGTTTACGCCGGTGAAATGGAACGATGATGCAATGGATACGACATGATCCATCATGATAATGGGACAAATGATGCGACCGTATGATTGTAAATGATTTGAACGATATCCCATGTTGACCCAATGTTGTGTAACAACGGATCCAATGATCAATGGCTCATCAATCATACGTTGTGGGGTTGTGATATGATGTAATTGTTGATACGGTGATGGGGGTATATCCCCCGTGATCCGCATGCGTTGTTGTTGGATAATATCGGTGTAAATTCGAATATCATATATGGCGGTATAATCGGTATCACTTATTTGTATCCGCATACCGGGGACGGGAATACCAGTCCACATGATATCATCGGATGGGAATACGAACTTGTCGGGTTTGTTGTGATCATCCGGTGATGGTTGACCTGTTAATCGGAACAATTGTTCCAATATGTCATTATCACGTCCAATCGTGAAATCACATTGGTCGGTGATTTTAACGGCTTTGTTGTGGTCTTGTAAATAACGGACTTGGTCGGGTGTTAACAATGAAACATGTTCGGTTTGGCATTCTTCGGGGGTACACCCCGCAATGGGTTTAAAATACTCCCAACATTCGTCGGTTCCATACTCCGGATCATCAATGGGTGCATCTTCGGGTAACCAACGTGCAAATTCGTTTTCGTTCATAACTGAAACATCTCCTTTTGTTATGATGATAATGGATGAAATGATGATGACAATCATTCCATATTAATGATATAAATATATGAATTCATTTTTCTATTATTTTGAAATTTGAAATATATATAATTAAAGTGTATAAGAAGAAGTAATCCATTGCGGTAATAATCGCGGTGGATGAAACTACACACATTGCGGAGAATGTGTGGAATCTTATATCGGTACACATACCCATGCATGTGTACTGCCAATCTGTCGCATGGAATCATTTGGTGTCGCAATTTGTATGCCACCCCGGATTTATGGATATACCATACCGGGGTAAAAAACACAATCCCGATTCTTTAAGGAGGAATCACAATGAACGACAAGAACACTTTCAATGACAAGACCGCACTGTCCGACAAGCTGTCCGTTACCAACGCCAATACCACCAACAACGAGGAGGAAACCACCATGAACGATAAGAAGAATATTTTCAATGCCATCCAGGAGATCAAGGCGGACTGGTTCCGCCAGGACATGATCACAACCGCATGGGAGATCCGCGATATCAACCTGGACTATTTCAAGATGTTCCAGGAGCAGGATGACATCGCCGTCATCCGTCTCTTTAAGCAGAAGAATCTCGGCGACAACGAATTCCGCAGAATCATCCATCGTTTCTGTGACATGGGTGATTCCAAGAAGCGCTGCCGCGAGCTCGCGGCAGCATTCGACCATGGTGATTTCATCGTGAAGAAGGGCCACATCGATGGCCGCCTGATCATCATCGTCCAGATTCTGGCGGACTGATGATGACGTTCTGGGTGTGACGTAAAACACCCATCATATGCAAGGGAACCCGGGACCCCCTAAAAGTGTCCCGGAGAAATGGAGAAATCTTATGTTAATGGAGCTCTTTGACAAGATCTACACCGATACCAAACAGGGTATCGGTCAGTCAATGGTTGATGATGGTTGCGATCCCATCATCGCCAACATTGTCGCCGAGGCAGTTGCACCCGGCAAGATCGCCCACGGCATCGTTGATGCCGTTAATCTTATCGGGTGGATCAATAACAACTCCTGATAAGTTTACGTCCTGGACATGACGTAAAACTGTCTACCAAAAAAAAAATCACACTGATAACATCGAGAAGATCGGCAGTGTGATTTTTTTGTCCAGATCCCTTATTTTATCCGCGCGAAAAGTTTACGTCTTATATCTTTATTTCTTATTCTATTTATCTTTTATTCTTTATATAATATACGTATTATCTTATAACTCACGTCAATTAAACATGATATATCCAGAATTTAAGAAAAATAGAAATGAAACTTCAACACGGATTCATAAAACTTTAAATCCGTAAGGAGGGTTTCATGTAATGAATGAACAAGATATCTTCAATCGAATTCGATTGATTACAGACAAACTTACACAAAAGCAACAACTTCAATCATTGGCAAAATCCAATGGAATTGAAATCAATGAATTGGAACTAACGGAAGATACTGTCGATGCAGTTGTTATTTCTGTTATTGCATTGATGCTTGCTAAGATGAACCAGGATGAACGTTATCGAAAGCTGTGTGACTTCGGTATGCAAAAGCGTTCACTCAAAGTAGAAATCATCAACGATTACAAACAGCGTGCAAACATGTTGTACAACCAATTCAAAACTGGTAATACGACACCCGTGAATGATATTGTTGATGATGTTCCATATGATGAATCATATGTGGATGATGACATTGATGATGATACCATCACCGAAGGATTTGGTTTCACTACCAAGAAGAACATCTGTAATCGCGTATGTGAACAGATTGACATCATTGATCCATTCTTAAAAGAACTTCACAAGAAGCTTGATGCAGGTGAAATACGCGATCCAAAGACATTCCGTAAATGGTATCGTCAAGATGTCAAGGTATCATACGGATATACCGGTGGTTCTACAACATCGGGTGATTCGTTCGGTGGTACCACATACTCATATGAATATGGTGAACCAACTTTAGAAAACTATATCGGTCGTGCGATATCTGTACTGAGAATGTCGACACGTGATCGATATGTTGGCAAGGTATTCACTTCTTCTGAACATACAATGTTGACCGAGTTACATGAATTACTTAGTCAAATGAAAAAAGATATGACATCTGCATGTAAAGATGGATTTAATACCTTTAAAGAATACAATCCAAATGTTTATAAAAACACATTGACAAAAATCATAGAAGAATTGACAAAATGGGATGAGCAATCAAAAGATGTGTATGATATGTGTACAAAGAAACTTGGATGATAGATAACTCAACTTGATATTAATTTGCACGATTCTTACATGAATCAAGGGGCTGATTTATGAAAAGATCGTTATTTGCAAAAATATAATTCGAAAGGACTAACGCATATGAAGTTTACTGATCTGATGCTTGATATGGCAACTGGTGACGCTTCTGGTTACGATGTCATGGTCGAGTATGACAAGGGTAAGATTAATGTTTCCAATGCTGTTTTCGAAGCATGCACCAAGGTAGCTGAGCTCGATGATGCATGTGAATATGATAATCCGTTTATTCAGGAGGCAGCTGACGCTGGACTTCCTTCCGAGAAGAATGCAGCAACTGCTCAGGCATCTGCTGCTGCATCTACTGGCGTTGAAGGTTTCTATGATCTGATCGTAGATACTGCCAAGAAGATGAAGGAAGAGACCACCAAGGAGTGGAAGGCAATCGTTGCACTGGCAAAGAAGTCTGGTATTTCCGCAAATGATGCAACTGGTGCTGACTTCAAGGAGAAGTTCGCTGTACCGGTTGCTCAGAAGCTGTGTGGTGGCAAGTCCATCAAGCTGTCCGGCAAGGTATTCCCGACTGCAAACTTTGCACGTAACTTTACTGCAAACTATTGCAATGGTGTTGCTAAGATGCTGTCTGCATATGGTATCGGTATGGACTATGACTGCCCGGTTACCAAGAACTTTGTTGGTGATCTGTCGAAGTCTGTTCCGTGTGCTGATACTTCCGACTCTTGTGCACATCAGTGTGCCCAGGCAATCAACCAGGGTGCTAAGATGATCCGTGGTGAGGGTGCATTCTCCAAGACTGCAAATCCGTCTGTCAAGGATGTTGCAACTTACATCGCTGCAGTGTATGTTCTCAAGGGTTTTGCTGAGACAGTTGTTAAGCGTGCTGGCTCTGGTTCTGCACGTAAGACTGCCATCTCCAAGATGACTGCTATGATGAACGATACTAACAAGAAGGGTGTATCCAATGCTTCTAAGAACATCATGAAGACGGTTTCTAATCGTGCTGATGATATCAAGGAGGCAACTTCCGAAGTTACCAAGACCTTCAGTGATGCAGTATATGCAATCACCGAAGCACTGAACGGTGGCTCTGCACCTCTTCCGAAGTCTGATAAGTAATAAAGGAAGGAGAGATAACATATGAATCTGAATGACTACATTCTCGAGGGTATGTCTGACATTGATGTATCCGATATCGAAATCACTCAGGCATTTGCTGAAATGGCTGTTCTCGAAGCGATGATGAATTGCTACGAGAAGCAGATGGTACTCCTTGAGTACAATGAGGAATCTGCCGATGAAATCTTCACCGAATCTTTCATGCCGGATTTCATTCAGGAAGCGCGTATTGAATATAAGACTTCAAGACTAGCTAAAGGTTGGAAGATTGTTCACGATACCGATGGTGGAAAAAAAGATAAAAACGGTAGGAATTATGGACTGTGGTATCTTTATGGTGTTGACGAAAATGGTCTCGAGGTTGTTTTTGGTCCATACAACTCTAGACAAGAGCTTCTTTTTAATGCCAGAGATAACAAGCTTGCAAGAAAAGGTTATGGTAAGCATAACATTGAAGAAAATAAACGTAGAATTCAAGAGCTCAAAGCAAAGATTCAAGCAGGTAAAGCTGAAGAAGAAGCTGCACCTGCATCTGTCACACCAACTGTTCAAGAGAATCCGGCACCCAATTCTGGAAAATCTCCAAAAAATGGACCAGGTACTGAATTTCAGTATAATAGTCCGGGCGAGGAGTATTATTCTACCAATCCCGAGCATCTGACAGGTGCGACTGGTTCTATGAGTAGCAAGGACATTCAGGCATATAACAAGAGATCCACTTTCGCGAAGAAGAGCTTTGCAAATTCACTGGATCGTTTCTTTGCTAGAGCTGGTTATGTCATCAAGAAGGTTGTTGCTACCATCATTGATCTGTTCACCAATATCAACTGGGATAAGTATAAGAAGGCTCTTGAGAAGAAGCTGGACTCCACAAATGAAGACTCTCTGTTCCTTACAAAGGCTGAATTCAATGCAATCTCTGCAATGACCTATGTTGATGACAAGGTTGTAGAGTTCAAGGCTCTGTTTACGGTTGAATACTTCAAGAACAAGAACTGGACTGTTGGTCTTGAGAAGCAGGAAGTTGGCAAGATCAATGCATATATCAACGACATCAAGAAGTATGTTGCTAGTCCTGATCAGTACACCGATAAGGATGCATCAACTTCTATCTCTCAGGCGGAGATCATCCAGATGGTTGACACGCTGTCTTCCAATAAGAGTAAGAAGACCATCAGAGAGATGCAGAAGGCGTTCGCTAAGTTCAACATTGATGAGAACCCGAATTCCGGTATTCCTGCTTCCGTTGGTGTTGCAATGAGAAAGCTTCTTGATCTTCTGGCTAAGTATTACACCAAAACATCTGCTGCTTTCAAGAAGATGATCAATAAGATCGTCGATGATAAGGAGTTCGATGATGTGAAGCTCCGTGATCAGAATTCTAACATCAATTTCGAGCTTGGCGGTAAGGGTCTTCGTGATGAAGAAGAGCGTTCTGGTAAGAATCCTGCAACGCATCGTAACTTCGGTAGATCTATTCAGAAGAGTAAGTCTGATGAAACATATCTTCCCTCTGACGAAAATACAAAGGGTGTAGCAGCTGCTTGGTCTATGAATCTCGATGAGGACGCAGATTTTTTCTAACCGAGTCCTCATATGCCGCAAAGAATGCTAAGAAGTAATGTGAATGATAACGAATGTTACTCCAATATTACCAGAATGACTACTCCGTTCCACACACGTCCAAGTGTCATCTAAAGACATCTGGTCTTGTATATAATGAAGGACAGGTGACCATCACGTCACCTGTCTTTTCATCTATAGATTACAATTCCAAATCATTGCGTTTATCATCGGAATTCACCGTTCCCATCAGATTAACACAAGAATCCATTGTGTTAACCGGTGATGAAAATGCAGTGTTGGTTTGTGATGACAATGACGTATTTGGAATGTATGTAAAGCTCATTTAATAACCAACAAAGGTGGTGTTTCCAACAATGACATCGGATGAAAAAACAAACATTCCCTCGTTGATCAATTATGAATCTTCCGATCTCTTTACAATCGGAAACATCTCACAATCAGTCACTGTGAACTTACAGAATGACGAATTACTTACACTTTTAAGAAATGGAACGAATGCTCCATACATCCCACCATTCAAATGGGATGTTGTTTTATCATATCTTCCATTGGAGTTCTATCGTTTGATTGAGTCGTATCAATCTGACGTTAATGAACACATGTACGATATTGAAGATTTCAATCCGAAGTATCGTTGTAATCCAAAGCTGTATGCATATGATAAATATGGAATGACGAATATGTGGAGACCAATTATGATTTTGAACCGTTGTGCAAACATTACGGATTTCGATTTCAAATTCATTCGTTATTACAATATTCAATCCTTTTCAAAAGTATTGTCAATTCTGATTTCTCGAACACAACATAATGGCTGATTATAATGATATCCGATTCAATGATGAGAATCGGAATAATTTCAACGAGGGAAGAACAGACACGAACATTGCAACTCCTGGATATTCGTATCAGTACAATGGCTTATCACCGGAGACACATCCGAAAGGATATGCATTATCTTTGGCATGTCAATCTGGTACGGACACTCCACATGCAATTGGTAATGTGACGGCGATTGTATTGCAATTCATTGTTGATCTATTTCCAAATGGAACATTTGCAACGGTGTTGCCATCTACACGATTGGCACACCGTCAATTACGGCATACTCCGAAACAGATTCGTTCACAACCATACCCGATGTGTATTGTCAATCCACGGGTTTCGTTATCTGGTATTGATGAACGTTTGGCTGCGGGGTCATTTGCAACAACACTTTGGCAAACCACATCATGTAGATACCAGAATCGGTCCGAGATGGAGAGATTATTCTATGATTCCCGGAAAGGTATTGAATGGCGTGGTAAGATCAATCGTGTTGTCGTAAACTTTGATTTTGTATTATCATTTCAAAGCATGACCGAACAACTGAAATGGGCATCGTATCTGATTAACAAAGTCCCAACGGATCGTATATTCTTTGATATCGACACTGCACTGGAATTAGCAATTCCCGATGGTTTCTTGCAAGAGACCGCGCGATATGCAGGTATACCTGTGAAGGATCAATACGGTAGTGTTGCACCATTTGTGGATTACTTGAACATGAATTCTGTATATCCGATCTCATATCGTTTTTCATCTGGAAAACATAAGGATTGTTTTTATGCATACTACATGGCTGCATTACTGTGTTCTATATCTGATCTAAACTATACGAACGTCACAAAAGTAAATCAAGTGGAATCTGATTGTCCAATTACATTTACATTACGATGTGAATTCAATACGATTGGATTGTTTGATTTGTGTGTCCCCAACCCGGGTCCATACCGTATCATTGAACCGAAGAACACTGGTGTGACAATACCAATCTTCTCCGATGTATTTAATGAACGAGATTTTCCATTGCCATATGGATGGAAAATCCATTCACGTCCAATTATCAAACTGGACTATGGTGAACGTGAGATTTGCTTTAAAACCGTTCTCGGATATGGATTGGAAAAGATGTTAGATTATCATATCGAACATCATATCAGTCCAGACTTATTCATCAATGTGAAATTGCGTGAGAACAATGTGATCATTGATGATGGATACTATGTTGACTGGAATGATCGTAAGATCGTATTCGAAACAATCAAGTATCAATGTACATATCGTTTGATTATATCGATCAACCAGTTATACATAAACGATATGCTAAAGATGTTATATCTAAAAGAAGATAATGGCATCTCGGATTCAAACCCAACAAATAAAACGTAAAGGAGAATAATCGTTATGGATATGAATTTCAATTTCGATATCGATGGTGCTCGTATGGAAGACGACCTGTACCAGGAGTCCGCATACAATGCTGGCAACTCTTCCTTCCGTGACTTCATGGAGGAGAAGTTCACCTCTTTCGATCCTGAAGCAATCGTCAGCGGTGGTAACAACAAGCTCAAGTCCGGTCAGTTCGATATGGACATCGAAGATTCTGATCTGGCACTGGGTTATAGCAATGACGCACCGGCTCTGGAGCCTGGTCGTCCCGGTAGATTCTTTTAATCAATAATAGAATCGAATGAAGATAACCCCGGGGGGATATCCCCCGGGGTTATTAAAACGAAACTAAACTTTTTTACTATAGCAAAGGAGTTGATTGTAATGTTAATTGATCGATTTGGTAATGAAGTAATCAATGAACCTGAAATCATTGAAGAACCGATTGTTGAAACATATGATCCAAATAGACCAGTCCGTTCTGGATTTGAGAAACCCGAAATGTTCCAAGAAGGATTGTTTGATGCGTTTAAACCGAAGCCATCTGAAACACAAAAATCAAGTTCGCTACCAAAAACAATTGAAGATGTTGAAAATTATCATGGTATCATGATTGATAAAGATTTTAAAAAGTTCATAACAGAGAATCCAGATGGTGGTAAATTTAAATATCCAAATGCAAAAATTGTATCCAAAGAGATTCTTGAATTCATTGATAACGAGGGTGATCCATCTATTTGCAGTTTAAATCAATTTATCGATGCAAATTGTGAATATGATGGCTGTATTGATATTCATGATTATTGTCTATATATCGGAGGATGGATAGATGATAAGGCTTTATATTTAGCAACAAATAAAAGTTCATGTGCACCCGAAGGGTCTATTATTTTTTCAGACGTGATTGAAAGTGGATATGATTATAATGACAGAATATTTGCAAAATCATTCAAAGACTTATTAAAGAATGCAATATTCGGAAAAGATATCAAAGAATACTCTGAGATGGATCTCGATGAAATGTCGGATTACATCCAAGAGTATGTTATTACTGAAGCAACATCACGCTCACTCAAAGAAGTGAAGCAATATCAACAGAAACAAACTGCTATGTTTAATGACAAAAATAAACAACAATTAAAAATTTTTTTAAGAAATAAATTACGTAGAAATGGTAGAAATAGTTTAGTTTGTAATATAAAAAAAGACGTTGATTGTAAAACTGATAATGAGTTAGCAATGTTTAATATATTAAAAAATGTATGTGATAGATATCAAGGTTATACAAAACTTGAAAGAATTGACGGTAGACGTAAAAGTGTCAAGTCGGACACATACACTGCTGAAAAAATGAGAATTTGTGAATTATTTGGTTTAGATGGAAAGAAATATGGTATCGAAGAAGAAGAAATTCATGATGATTGGATTTATTTAAAATTCAATGAATTCAATAATATCAGAAATATTTTTCCAGTTAATAAAAGAACATATTACAGATTCATTCATTTTACAAGAAAGAAGAATTTAACAGAGTTATCACCAACTTTGGGTTCATCACATTTTAATTCCGGATATGCAAATGATACAGTGTTTTTCTTTGCAATAAAGCGTGGTGCATATATGCCGGATGTTCTTAGACGTGGATTGAATTATGGTGATAATGCATATGAATATATACCAAGAGCAACTGATAACATTTATCTCGATTTTACGGATACAAAACCAACTATGAGAGATTCTGTGATTCCGGTTTATATTGAAACAAAACAATCTTTACCTGTTAAAAAGATTGAATTTGATCGTGAAGGGTTTAAAGAATCCTACATTGATGAAAATGTTGATGATGATTACGATGTATATCTGGAAGCTAAGATTGATGCTGCAGATCGTAATGAATTGGACGACAAATGCTTTGGTTTAGTATACACAGATGAAAATGGTAAGAAAGTTCGCAAGTATCCATTAACTGATAAAAATGGTAAATGGGACGAGAATCATATTCGTCAAGCTGTACGGTTCTTTGGTCATTGTCCCAAAGAACATCAACATCAGCTTGCATTGAACATTTTACATGCTGCACATAAGATAGGATTGGATACAACGAAATGGGATACCGTAAACAAAGCTGCTGAAGAAAAAGATGATGATGAAGATTAAACAATGATATGTGATGGGGGCAAATGCCCCCATCATTTTTGTTTAAACCAAACTGTAACTTTTATACTTCATGAGCATATGTATATAATTAATATGAAGGAGGTGAATATTATGGCACATATCAAAAACAAAACTAAAAATATTAAATATCCCAATGACGGAATAATGATTGGTTGTATTGATCAATTCAACGATGTAAAAATATTATTATGTGGAATAAAGTATTTCTTCAATGTAAATGAAGCATTTGATGTTTTCATTAACAAGATACTTAATTCAAACATCAATGAATATCAATTATTCTATTTTAATATGTGGGATATGTTAACTGGGGATCTTGATAAAATTTATAATCATTCTGAAATGAAGCCACAATCATATTCAATAATTATTGAAAAATGCAATAAGCTTCATGATATCATATATGATGCAGATCTTGATACAGATCGATTTACATATTATGACGACAAGATTATTACAACAAATATCGAGTTTTCTGATTTTGACATCAAATTCATTAACATGTTTAAACCCACCTGAAATATGGTGGGTTTAAATAAAATCATATGAGGAGGAGGAGATATTGTAATGAAAAATGCAGATATACAAGAATTACAATCAATTCTTACAGGTGAATTTTTTAATGAATCACAACAATCGAAAAAGATTTTTAATGATATTAAAAATAAAAATTCTACAGATTTAATGATTCAAAATAGACATAATGTGAATGATATTAAAAAACATCATCAATCGAAATTAAACAATGAAATTTCAAGAGGTAGAATATATGTTGACCTAAAGAAATCCGAATGTAAAACCGATCTCGATAATAAGTTATTCGACGATCTCCATCGATTGTTATCAAAAATTCCAGAAAAGTATTTTATGCAAGATGGAATAACTAACAAAATTGAGACTCCTGAGGAAGTGGTCAATATATCTAAAGAAATATGTAAATTATTTTTTATCGATCCAAATAAATATGGTGTTGATTTTGTTTTAAATTCCTCAGACCACATAAAATTCAATTTTATAAAGTATAGTGTCAATAATCAATTAATACCTATAAAGGACATCAATAATTATTATTTTATTCATTTTACAAAAGAACGTAATCTGGAAAATACTGGTATTACTCCAACTGCTGGTTCATCACATTTTCATGGAACATATGCTAAAAAGACGGTATTCTTTTTTGCGATTAATAAGCATGGAGATTTTGCGGAAACGATGTATAACTTTAAAGTTATACAAAATATAAGATATTTAGGTGGGCAAGCATATCAATATTTTCCAAAAGCTGGTGATAAATTCTATAGGGATGTAACTGATAAAAGAAATATTGGATCAATACAATTAAAGAATCATTTTGGATTTTTACCAGTGTTAATTGAAACTGACACACCTCTCAAAGTTATTAACGTAACTAACACAATTAATTCTTATGATGGTAATATAAATCCAAAGTATATGATTGCATTACGATCCAAATCCAATAATATTGATATAGTCGATGCATATATTGATCGTTTATCGTCCAAATGTTTCACAAGAATAAAAGAAGCATTAAACAAATATATTGATGAATCTTCACAGAAACAAAATAACACAAAAAGTGGACCGAAAACACGATTTAAAAAACATATACAAAAAATCTCTTCTGAATTCAGAGTAGACATAGATCGTGTTATCGATAGTAGAATAGAAGATAATACTGAACGAAAAATGTTAAAACGAGATTCCTATTCAAGATTAAATAAACGAATTGAAGATGAATTGAAAGAAAATTATGGTGATATAAATTGGGTAATCAAAGAAGTACAAACATATCTTCACGAATCTTACATTGATGAAACATTTGATAGATTTGATGCTTTCATGGAAGAATTTAACAACGGTCAAATTGGCAATAATGAATTCATCATGGAATCAGCATTGTCTAGAAAATATGCAAAGATAACAAAAGAATGGATGACACGAAATAAATTACAATGGTTCTATTATGACAGAAATGAAAAGTTCGATGATCCATTACCGGATGAAGTTGTTGATTATCTATTTAATCTAGTATGGAAATTGAAGCGTTGTGATAAGAATTGTAATTTCAAAGCTTATAAAACCATTTATGACGAATTTTGTGAAATCACACATTATCCAAACAATACATGTATCATGGGTAATATGATAAATAGCAACCATAAAATCGATATGGGTTCAAGTAGTATGCATTTACAAAGATTGAAACCAGCGTATCTAAAAACAGGAATCCATTTATTCCACGCATCAGATGATCCGAATCTAACCGTATTAACTCCGGATCACTTTGTCGGTATGAATCAATATATACATCTTCCGAATGGTAAGAATGCTTTTATAGGAAAGGATACATATTACGCTTTTCCAAGAGCATATTTTTATATAGAAACTAGTGGGACACGTTATGGCTTTAACAAGGCATCAAGATTCCAATATGATTCTAATAACATGCCAATTATAAATGATACCAATAAGCAAGATGGTCATTTATATATGTATATTACCAAATTCGGTGATAGAATATATATTGATAACGAGTTAGCAAGTAAAGCCAAATACGCAACAATTGGTACACCGGTTTTCATGTTAGTATCTAAACCGATTAAACTGATAAAGATATATTAATGGGGATAAGCTCATGAAGGATAATAAATTAAAAAGCTTGGACGAACACATTTCGTTCGTCCAAGCTTCCGATAACGATGTTCCCAATATTGCAAAATGGGAGATCGAGATGGTGCAAGACGGGTATCCTAATGAATCATTGCCAAAGAAAGTCAAAGATGAATTATATCAAGATGCTGTTGATTCTGTTTGGAAAACACGTATGATTCATTACGATGATACTGTCATTGGTATGATCACAGCATATCCCGCACCGAATGAACGTGATTATGGATTACCAACTGGAACATGGTATATTGGATCCATATACATTATAAAAGAATATCGTTCCAAAGGTATTGGTCGATATGTACTTCAAAAAGAAATTGATCAACATCATCACATTGGTTTGAATGTTTATAAACATAATACCAAAGCAATCAAGTTATACAAGTCATTGGGATTTAAAGTTGTTATGAATATGGAAGACCGATACTTGATGGAAGTCAATGGTGACCCGTCCCGCATCGTCCAAGAAGAAACAACCAATCATCGTCAAATTGACGCTCATACGTTGGCGAAAGCATTGATACATCAATGGAGTCGTTGTCGTTATAAAGACGATGACGAGCAGCATTATCATTTCAAATCACCACAAGAGTTCGCACGTATGCAATATGGCAATTGTTGGGACTTTGTGGAATGGGGTGAACAATACTTAAATAATTCAAATGCAACCAATGTTCGTAAGTTTTATGTATTCACGAATACGCCAAACAACATGACGCATACATGGTTGGTATTCAATGATACAAAAGATGCCAATAAATTCATTTATCCGGAATATGCATTTGGAGATTTAGAAGGTGTTCATAAAGTTTCCACATATGAACAAGCAACCAAACAAGTCTTATCATCGATTGCTAAAAAGACTGGTGATAATCAATTCAAATATGCAGTGTTTGAATATACCGGTGAACATCCACCATATGGATGTAATCATGGAACATTCATGAATTGGATACCCGAACATTGTACATGTACCGAAGACGGTGTGTATACTTATAACACCAAAGCAAAATATAATTATGCAAAATTTAAGCTTGAATATCATTTATGTTTAACACTTGATGATGTTGACATCACATCATCGTATATTCTTGAATATGCAATTGATACAACACCATTTGATTTATCATACTTCAAATCTAAAGCATTACGTGATGCGATTAATCAAATGGGTGTAAACGTAGTTTCTGCATTAGGTAAAGATTTACGATATCATTCACCAATCATAATCGCATACGGCGAACCATCTTCGAAACGTATTGTGATTTTAACTGATGATGTTAAACGAGCTAAGTTGAATGAACGTGAATTGAGTGCCATTATATGGCATGAACTGTGTCATATTCATAATCATACAACCGATGAAGAATTATGTGATCAATGGGCTATTACGAATACTGATGAAGCAACATATCGTTCAGCAGTCATTAAGACACGTAAATTTCAACAGTTATTGAAAGCTGAACGTAAACCAAATGATGGTATAAAACGTGCAAAGACCAACCGTTACGACCATCGACAATCAATCACAACAGAAAGTGGGGATAACATGGAATATGATCGTATGACTGCATTCCAATTGTATATGGAAAGCAAACAAGATGAAGACGAGGATGATGATCAGAATGAAGAAGAGACAACATCCGATGTTAATGAGAAAGCTCCTTCGAGATTTAAAAAAGAAGATGACACCGAAACCGTATCATCGGACACAGAAGACGATGAATCGGATGAAAAGGATGGATCAGATGTTGGAGACGATAACGATGATGATAGTGATGATTTATCTGATTTCGGTAATCATGGTGGTGATGAGCTACCTAATAACGAATATGACCTTCACGAAGTAGAGACACTTAATAAGCTGATGGCTTCTGAAGCAGATGCCATGAATGAATACATGGATGCTGCACGAGTATCCAAAGTGGATGTACTCCAGCGTCTGTATGCGGATATTGCAAATGAAGAACGTTTCCATATGGAACAACTAATCTTTGCCAAGTCCCAGCTTACGGGTGAAAAGTATACTCCACGTGACAAAGATGTTCGTAAAGAATATGAAGAATTGCTTGAACTTGGTATGGATGAAGATACAGCAATGGCAACTGCTGTTGATAAGGTTGGTATCTCCATCAGTGTAAATTCCAACGGTGATGATACTACATCTGAAGAAGATCAAAAGTCACTTGATAAAGACATGAAGAATCTTGAGAATGATGTTGAGATGTTGGAGCAGTATGTTGCACAAATTGAATTGATTCAGTCTATTTGCGAATATGCATACAAAACCAACAATTCACAAATCATCAACGAAGTTACCATCTACCAAGAGGCATACTTCATGGAAGACATCAATACCTCTGTCAATACGGACAAGCGTTATTCACGTCCAATGAATCCGTTCCAAGTTGCATGGAAGATCTTCAAGGGATTCTTGACGTTCTTACAAAACTTAACAAAACAATCCATCAATCTCAATCGTCAGATCAGAGTACGTGTCACCAAAGGATATGAAGCCATCAAGAAACATGGTGGTTTGATTAAGTTTCTTGGTGCCGATGGTGTATGGTTGTACACATGGAGTGATAAGAAACAAACCTTGGATCTTGATGCATTATCATTCTACAACAATGCATTGTGGCAATTGTCCCAGCAATGTGTAAAGTTATCCAATACCCAGAATCATGACGCAACACAGTATCTCAATACGGAATCACCATTTGCTGTATCAAGTAATGCATACAACAAAACATTCAATGGTCCGAAGCCAATTTTACAGATGTTGAATTCTGCTATATTCAACAAGACGAAACTTGTTGTAACTCAGAATAATGAAAAACGTATTGAACAGATGTTCTTTGGTGGTGTTCCAGAAAACAATACGAATCCTTTACCGATTAATTCTAAGCAAAGATATTCTCCGCAAGCTGTCTTGATGGGGGATAATGGTAAAGGTGTAAATGCATGTATTGTATTCTCATATATGCTTGCACGTATTGAACTTTATTCATCTTACAATACCAAGATATTCGAAGCATTTGAAAAGATGGATGGTGAACCAAATGGAATCTATCATACAAACAACAGTTTGTATCTTGAGATTGGCAAGTACATGAATACTGCTGCTAAATTATACACTAAAATGATTAAGGTTATTACACATGATCTGAATGCATGTGCAAACTTGTGTTCTGGTAAGGTCACCAAGACAGAAGATGTCAACCCCGATCATCCGAATAACCAGAATAAAAATAATGACGAACAACAACCACAGCAAGAATCGTAAAATAATAATTCTCAATATCTATATATTTTATGCGGAATGAATGAAAACTTTCATTCAAATACAATACATAGATTGGAGAGTGTTACACATGATTCTGTATAATGAACACAGACCGTTGGATGAATCTGTTGCTGCAGCTGAAGGTATCTTTGGTGAACAAGCAACACCTGCACATTATTATGGAAACCAGAATGATCTGAACATCATCTTGGAAGACATCTTAAGTGGTGCAATTCCATCCAATACAAAACAACCATTTCCAGTAATATGGAAAGCTGATCAAGAAGCATTGCTTCGCAAGCAACAGCAACAGTATGGCTATCCATCTCAACAGCCACCATTTGATCCGCCGTATCAAACAATTCGTGGTGTTGAGAATCTATTTGGTTGATATACAAACAATGATGATGATGATGTTATACCGAGGCTTCATTGCCTCGGTATAATAATTCATTGAAAATTTGTATAACAATATGATTAATCCAAAAAATAATACCCAATGGTGATATGATATTCTTTATCCGCGAGAACGTCATATCACCGAAAAATCTTCATATGTGTATATCATCTTGCAATACCCGATTACACATATAAGATGCTTTCCGAATGAGCGTGTTACTTTGTGGCTAGGGGGACACGCTCATTCATGAAATGTAAGTGATGAATTTTCTTGATTTTGTCATCACTTACATTTCGTATTAAATAATAAATGCTATTGTGGTGGAACTGGTATACACAGAGCACTCAAAATGCTCCGACTTCGAGTCATAAGGGTTCAACTCCCTTCAATAGCATGAGATCGGGACATAGTGAAGTTTGGTATCACGCTACATTTGGGATGTAGAAGCCGGGAGTTCAAATCTCCCTGTCCCGACTTGATCAATACGTTTGATGCAGCAGTATGGGTTACTTCAAAAAAATGAAAAAGTGCGATAATGGATATTTATAATGCTTTATCACGAGTTAGAACTCTCATTAAAAGTTCATAAATTGGCGTAGCCGATTTTTATAACATCTTCGGATGTAAAATTAAACTCATGCTTATATTCTCAAATGTTATTGATTAAACAACACGTGTCTGATGCAGTGATTACAGTTCCTTCGTGGTCAAACGGTTAAGACAAAAGAATGTAAATCTTTCACTATAGGTTCAACTCCTATCGAATCTCCTTTGGAGATAATGGATACACTGTGATCAACATTCTCAGACATTTAAATGCAACCATAATTCAATTAGAGAGAATACCCGACCACATCACAAGTGGGGGATGTTGTGGGTGCAAGGCCCGCTGGTTGCAAACATGCTTTTTCATAATGAACACCTTCTATGATATTGACATCCGGGGCTACATGCCCCGGGCGTTAATATATTATTTTTTGTACAATCACCAATTGTCAATATGCATGTGAATTAAAGTTTAATAATTATATTATTTATTTGAATCATATGATTCAAATAATACAATGAAAGAGAGTGTTGCGTTATGCAGATTTGTCCAAATGTAAAATTCAGCGTGAGAGTTCCAGAAGAAATAATAAGAGATGCAGGATTTAATGTGGTGAACAAAGAAGACGATTTGTTTCGATTTGAATTCAATCTTGAACCGTGTGCGAACGTTCAACCCATACCAGGTTCCATACTGTCATATGCGAAATGTTTATATCATTATGAGATAAAGCTGTATGAAGATGGTACAACGTTATCACGATATACCAGAAAAGGTATTTCTTGGATAGATTCATATTACATTGAATATATCATTAAATATTATGATAGATATATTGATAAGTCATCGATAATTGAAGCACAGCGGTTTGTAGATAGGTTTACACAATTTTTATATGGATTTAATATATTCGAAATTTACCCTGATACTGATGACGATACTAAAAAAGAAAGTGGTGAGAATAATGAAGTTATGTAAATATATTCGCGGTAAACAAATGAAGTTTCTCAAGGAATATAAAGCATATAAGTTTGATACATCTTCATTGATTGTTGGTAACGGCTACGGTGTATTTGTGTATAATAATACAGCTGTAACTTCAGACATTGATGTTGATTGTAAAGGTGCGACTAATGTGGATGTTACACATGAATTATTGTTCACTGGGATCTTGTCTAAAGTTGGCGAACAGGATTTGTATTTTGTTACAACATCAACTGCGAGATTGGATTGTGTAAAATTAGATTCTATTTCCACAAGATATGAAATTAATTATGTACTTAATACCGTTGGAAATGTCCAGGTAATAGTGTTTCATATTGATATCAAATCACTGGTTTCGTATAACATTGACATTCGTCCAATGTTCTTGTCAAACTGGTCCAATGGTATTGATATCGACTCAATCGACGATTCAGAAGAGGAGGAATAATAAATGAAATTGTTCGTAGGAGATACGCAGATAAATGATGAGCTTGATGAAGTTTATCGTGAATCTCATACAATTGAAATGATTACATGTGTAATTGATGAGCATACCAGGCGTGAATTCCAAGGACCATTCATCATCGAAGACTTAACTTTCGATGATAAAGAGAATGATGAAGAAGGACAAATCACGTTTGTTGCGGTTAATGATAAAGATGAAAACACGAACGTATCTCTTAAGTTTGATGGGTCATCTGCGAAATACTACATCAATATTGTGATATCTACATCGACAACAAACTTTCCATTGTTTGATCGTCATCCCAGTATCAATCCAGAAGTACAACGAGTATTTGCTGAACGCAATAGACCGTATGCATTTCTACGTCGGAAAGATGCACATACACACAGTGGATACATATCCACTGTAATACAGCTTATTGGACATACAGAGCATAGTGTAAAAGCTCTTGTAGTAGGTGGAACCGGTTCGGTTACACTTGATATGTCAACTGATGCTGATTCGGACATTGAGTTCATTGACGAACCTAAATGGGAGTGATAATGTATGAAAAATGATCCTGATAGAAATAATCGAATGATATTTGGTATGTGGATTGGTGCCGGATGTCTAACGATCATTATCGAATTAGCATGTACTGTTGGAGTAGTTGCACTATGCGCATTCGTAGTCGGTAAGATATTCGGTTGGTGTTAAAAATACCAAGACCATATACTATGATTTACACATTTTATGTGTCATATGTGTATGATTTATAACAAGGAGTCAAATGATGCTAATTGTTAACAATTACAACCTATTGTTCGACACACACGATATAAAGTTCATAAATAAAATGATGAATCAATGTGAGATTGATGATAAAACATATACTGTTGACATCAACTTCAAGTTTCAGAATCATTATACCCGTGAAGGTTTGTTGTATTACGTTGAAATCGTCGTTTTTGATTATGATAGACCCATCAGAAGAATTGAGAAATACTGTGTGCTGACTATGGACGATGTTGGTCAGTTGAATATGAGGAATAAGGAATATGTATTCAACGATATCATTTTCATACATCCGAATGATCTGAAAGCTGAAGATATCAGCATCAGAGAATTCTGATAAATGTAAATTCTTAGAAAGGAATGATTTTTATGTCAAGAATCTCTAAAGCAGCAAAGGAAATGTCCGCAAATGAAAAGACTCGTAAGGAGCTTCATGTGGATGAAGCAGAAACCAACTTCATGGGAGGTACCAGTTACAAGCTGGATCCTCTTGAGACACTGAAGATGGTTGGTTGTTCTTCTATCTTCAGTGAACCTCAGTATTATCGTTCCAACAAGAAGAAGCCTGAACCGGCATATCACTCTCTTGAATGGATCATTGCAAATAGTCATGGCGTTCATGATGCACAGGTAACTCGATTTGAAGAAGACATTCTGAGTGATATCAAGTATTCTGATCTGACAACTTCAGAGTTGTTTGAGAAGCTTATTGATGAAGCACTCGATTATGACTTCGAAGGAACATTGAAGGTTGCTGTATCAATGCGTAATGATTATTACATGAGACTCAATCCTCAGGTAATCATGGTACGTGCTGCTGTTCATCCCGCACGTAAGAAGTTCACCGATGAGCATCCCGGTGCATTCAC